AAAATGTCCAAGAGCGGTGAATGAAATCCCTTTTCATGCGAGTTCGCTAAATTTTTTCAAGAAGACACCGCCTTGAACTGAAGAGGACAACACAGGAGAGAAAAGGCTGGACAGGAGGGGATGGGAATTGACCGGAATGGAGAGGAAAGGAATTGACTGGCACGAAACGACACGAAACGAGGCGACACGAAGCGACGGGGAGGGATTAGAAACGATGCGATGCAAGACGAAGGGTCAGGCACGAATCGACGGGAACGGATTGGACACGATCAGATGCGAAACGAAAGGAATGGCACGGAACCGAATGGATCGAAATGGAAACGAGAGGAGCGGACCGGAAAGGCTGGAGAGGAATAGCTTGGAGGGGGATGGAACGGACAGTAACGGAAAGGTCAGGCACGATGCGGACAGGATCGGAAGGGAGAAGAACGTAGGGGAGAGGCGATGCTGAAGGTGAAATGAAAGGATCGTAAACAACGGGATGGGAATCCAAGGGAAGGGACAGCCCGAAGAGGAATGGCTTGGATAAGGAGTGGAACGGACGAGAGAGGTTAGGAGAGGAGCGGATTGGCCGAAGAGGACAAAACAGGGAGCGCAAGGGAGAGCATCGGATGGGAACGGATTGGAAAGGAAAGGAGAGAAAAGGACCGGAGCGGAGAGGCAGATTAAATAAGAAGTCGTAAAAACGTAACACCCCATGCATCACAAACAGGAGAACAGAACACAATGGCACCTAAGAAGCCGGTTGATAAAATGATCAGCGTTGGAAAGATCGAAAGACACTCAATCGAGGTAGGCATTCTCGGAACTGAGCCTTTGATCTGCAATCGTCAAAGCGTAAAGACGCGGCAACAATTACTGTTTCCACCCGCCGCAAAGAACAAAGCAGAGAAGGCCGCTACCCTCAAACACAATGTACTGAAAGAGTTTCGCGACTCTCCGTACACGTCGCAGGACGCAGACTCTCCGACACTGATAGAAGCACTGCCAGTGTGGTTCAAGAAGGGAATGGGTTCGGCGGCTCTGGACATCGAAGGCCCAACCAAAACACAAATCGGAAGAACCATCCATGTCGCGGGAGAACGAACTCCTTTGTACGGGCTTCCTCGCCTTTTCATGGCAGGGACAAGAGACGCCGGAATGAACCGCACTCCCAACATACGAACACGGGCAATCGTTGTGGATTGGGCTTGTGTCATCACTGTTCAATTCATCCTATCAGTCATCAAAGTTCCTTCTGTGCTTAACCTTCTCAGTGCTGCTGGCATACTTTCCGGCGTCGGAGATTGGCGAGCAGAGAAAGGATCAGGAACCTACGGATCGTATGAAGTTGTAGACCCCTCAGACGAGCGCATCTCGGAACGCATAGCCGCTGGCGGCAGAGACGTTCAGACGGACCTCATGAACAACCCTATTCCTCACAACGACGAAACGGAATACCTCCTCGCATGGTGGCACGATGAAGTCAAGGAACGCGGGTTCGATATCGAAGAAGCAGCAGGATGACAACTCTATCAGCTTCTCTCTTTGTTGAAGACTTCGATGTCTACCCTCGTCTTGCTGTCGATTCAAGTCACGTATCAGAGATAGCAAGGGCAATCGAAGCAGGAATCAAAATGCCTCCTATAGTGGCACAGACCAAGACAAACAGAATTATCGACGGATGGCATCGACGACGCGCTTATGTGCGAGTTTCGGGTCTACAAGCAGAGGTGCCTGTCGAATTCAAGACGTACTCGTCTGAGCAGAAACTCATAGAAGACGCTATCTACCGAAACTCTTCTCACGGGCGAAAGCTCGATCAGCAAGATCGAACTCGATGCGCTCTTCTTCTTAAGAAGCACGGTGTTTCTGCGAAGAAAATCGCAATTACACTTAGCACAACTGAAAGCCGCATCGAACAGATTCTGGTAAGAATCGCCGTAGTGGATGATGAAGAAGTTCCTGTCAAACCCATTGCGTGGCCCAAGAACAAGGAACCACGCAAGCTTACGCCAGAGCAGTATGAGATTGCCAGATCGTCTTCGGGCTGGAACCCCAAGCAAACAATCACTCAGCTAACAAATGAACTCCTTGCTGATGTGATAGATGTGTCAGATGAAGAACTGGTAAAAAAGCTCTGGCTACTGCATGACGCTATAGCAACCAGAGCACCCCGCTTACATGAAAGGACACAATGACTGGATCAATAGTTCTCCCTGCTGTTGAACTCGTAGAAGCACTCAAGAAGGGCGGTGTCGGGGACCAGTTGGCTACCGACACAGGATTCCATTACGAGCAATTAGAGGCAAACCTTCAAGAGGCAGAACAAGACGTAGAACGCGCCCTCTCTGCTCGCAACAAAGCCCTTGTCGAGGCTGGCAACCCCGATAAGCATTGTCCTACATGCAAAGGGGCATTAACTAAGGAACTCACTGTGACTGTCCACGCCCCACTGGAGGTCACTACACTCACAAAGTCTTCCCTGCGCTTTCCCGGCATTGACCTCCCTGCGATCCATTGGAACTCACAGTTCCTTCTCTGTAAGGGCTGTGGATGGAACGATAAGCCGGTACCACCGAAAAAGGGATGGCTGGCAAGGCTGTTCGCATGAGAACGATACGTCAGTATCCGTTCAATATCGATGATGTGGTGATAATGCGTTTCCCGCTGGGGGGACGGGTTGTCCATGTGGCTATGGAAGGAGATAGCCCGACAATGTGGATTTTGATTGACACCGATTCTACAACCATCGTCATGAGGGAATTCTACATCGTCAAAACTGACAGCCCTATCCCTAACTATGTGAGGACACACATCGGGACGTTCCAAGAAGAGACAGCAGACAACCTCTTTGTCTGGCATGTGTTTGACTAATGGTACGTCTCAGCCTACACGAAAGTGGAAAGGTGTTGGCTGTCCTGACTGCGAGACTCGTCCCCGATTTATTCGATGAGTATAACGAGGTTTGTTTGATCCACGGAATAAAGCGTAGAGGCGGCGTGACTGTCATGCCTATTGGCAAGGCACTAACCCTTTCCCGTGCCCTGCGTCACGTCGGGCTTAAAGTTGAAGTAGACGCGGATGTGAAAAGAGCCTTCTACAAAACAAGCGGTATTACGGACGATGACCTTACTCGTATTCAGAACTCCCCACTGTTTCACTACCAGAAGGAAGACGCTATCTGGATGGCGAGCCGCAAGAAAGCTTTGCTGGCAAGCGAGATGGGAACTGGAAAAACAGCGTTGACCCTTATGGCACTGACAACAAATCCAGCAGTCGTGATCGTGTGCCCATCATCGATCAAGGCTGTGTGGAAAAACGAGATTGCCACATGGCGACCGTCCTTGGAAGTATTCATCTGCGAGGGACGCGGCACATTCCGTTGGCCGAAACGTAATGAGGCTGTCATCATCAACTACGAAATTCTACCGAAGGAGAACGAGATCGATGTGCCTGACAATTTTACAGGCACTCTAATTGCCGATGAATGTCACTACATCAAGAACCCAAAATCACAACGAACAAAACGGTTCCGCAAGCTGGCGAAGGAGATGCTAAAAACAGGAAAATGCTGGCTATTGAGCGGCACTCCACTCATGAATCAACCCTTCGAACTGTGGCATGTCCTCTATTCAGCCAAGCTGGAAAACATGGTGTTTAAGCTGGATACGGATGTCTATTCGGCCTACAAGAATTTCCTACGCCTATTCAAGGCGCGGCCTGCTACATTCGGAGGATTTACCTTCGGCACTCCCGACGCGTCAGTCCCCCGGCGACTCGGACGCGCTGCCATCCGGCGCACTCGCAAGGAGGTGATGCCTGAACTCCCCGGCAAGCTCTACACAACAAACATCGTCTCGTTAGACAAGAAGTCACAAAAGGTATGCGACCGTTTTATTGAGGCGGCAGAAGAAGCTGGCGTCGATCTCGACGCCGCAATCACAGAGGCATCGATGGGAAAGGAGTCACGGACCCTCTTCGAAGAAATGTCAGAGGCTCGCAGGATTCTGGCGACAGCGAAAATCCCAGCTATGATGTCGTTGGCTGAGACGTTCGAGGAAGCCGGGGAACCAGTGGTTGTATTCAGTGCCCATCTCGATCCGATCAAGATGCTTGGAGAGCGAGAGGGATGGTGTACAATCACCGGCTCCGACAAGGCAGACGACAGAGAAGAGTCAGTGCGACTATTCCAAGCTGGCGAACTGAAAGGGCTTGCTTGCACGATCAAAGCTGGAGGGGTGGGCATCACGCTCACACGTGCCCATCAAGTCGTATTCGTAGACATGGATTGGACGCCCGCAAACAACCTTCAAGCAGAGGACAGGCTATGCCGCATCGGCCAAACGAAAGGAGTTGTAGTCACTCGCTTGATCGCCAATCACAACCTTGATAAAAGGTTGACATGGATTCTCACGCAAAAGAAGAAGTTAATCGAAGCCGTATATCAATAGTAAAAAAGGAGAACAGGCAAGTGAAAGAACGACCGGAGTTTTGCACTGATGAAATGTTAGTGTTCCTTGACAGCCTTCGTCAATCAGGAGTAACGAACATGTTCGGAGCCGCACCATATCTGGAAGAAGAATTCGATGAACTCAATCGCAACAAAGCACGAGAAACTTTGGGCTACTGGATGGAGAGCTTTGAAAAGCGTCATCCGCAAGAGGTGTCGTAATGACAATGAAGGCAAAGTTCGAACTGAAGCTCATCTCTATGAGCAAGTCTGTTCAGATTCGTCCTATAGATTCAGAGACGGTTGAAGATTACGCAAGCTTGATGCAGGACAAGCACAAATTTCCTGTCATTGTGGTGTTCGACACTGGCGACGGCAAGTATGAACTCTCCAGTGGCTTTCATCGATTAAAGGCCATGCGGAAACGGGACATTACTCACGCCACCATTGATCTTCGCAAGGGAACTCTACGCGATGCTCAACTCTTCGCTCTGGGAGCCAATGCTACTCACGGCAAGCCGCTCACAAATGAAGTGAAGCGTGACATGGTCACGAAGATGCTGAAAGACAAAGAATGGGTTTCATGGAATGATTCCAAGATTGCCGCCCACATAGGCGTGAGTCGGCATCTCGTCGGCAACATCTCCGCAGAGTTAAAGCTGGATCGAGCCACACGCAAGGTAGAGCGCGACGGCAAGGAATACGAACGGCAACAGCCGTCTGATCCAGATCCAAAGCCAGCAGGACCAGCCGACCTCGACACATCGAAGGATGGGAAGAAGGCGAAAGATCCCGACGAGAAAGAGCGTCCTGTTACCCGACCGGAAATAGAAGACAGCGAAGAGTTAGATGAGCCGGAAAAGATAGAAGATGAAGAGTTAGATGAACCGGAAAATAAAGAGCCGTTCCGGTACGTCGATGCCGTCATCTTCTATAGGGCTGGAGTCATCTTCCTCGAAGCTTCGAATGCGGTCAAGGAAGGGCTTGCCAAGATGGGAGACTCGTCTCAACACGAACTTCTTGCTTCCATTGAAAACCACATAGATCAAATTATGGAAGCCTTCGAGGGGCAAGGCAAGGAAGAGATCGACAAGAAAGAACAGAAGGTGATTGCCAGCATCACGCCGGGAATGAACAGATGGATCACGACCGGCACCACCGCAGAACCGAAGAAGGAACCGAAGAAGGGCAAGACGGAAGGAGTGTCGGATCAGGCGATGGCCCGTGTCACAACGTGGATGAACACTATCGGGTTACCGCCAACTCCAAAGCCGCTGGCGACGTACGCCAAAGCCTTCGACGACATCCATAACATCGATAAGCAACCGTGGTCGCGTATCGATGAAATCATCATCGCCATTCGCTGTTGGAAAGAGAAGGGCATCACTCTCACCTCCCCCACAACATTACGTGACAAAGGGAAAGGCGGGAAAAAATGGGAGTCTGCATGGATGCAGTATCGGGACTCCGCTGAATACAAACCCCTCAGTAAGCCGCCAAGATGCCCTGAATGTCAGAAGCCTCTGAAGCGTGGTCAGATAGATCGAAAGGGAGTTTCGTACCATGCATGGATGTGCAACGAACATCCCAAACCGTCTCTCGTAGTTGGACGCGATTACTGTCCCGAGAGACGCGTCATATAAACCACAAAGGAGAGAAAATGAACTTGCCGAACGATATGGATAAGGAGTGTATCGGCATCTGCAATGCCATCAATCTGCTCGATGGGATTCAGACCGTAGAGTCGTGCTGTGGACACGGCGATAGCCCTTTCATGATCTGGATCACGATGGATGATCCGACCAACTGTGACAATAATTTCGCTCTTCTGCTGTGGGCACTGGACAAATGCCATTCAGGCGTTCCGTCATGGCGCTGCACCGCCTACACTGACTGCATTGGGGATGCTGTCAGGTACCGCATAGAGAGCGAATCCGTGGGCGAGGAAGCCTACGCAGAGGCAATTGTCATAGCCACCCTCATAAAGGAGGCATGGGACGAAGACATCGCTCGCGCTATCGACTTGTCGATGGCAGTTTGACGAATCAGAAATAATCACCTTATATTGGGGACCGGGAGAACAGATTTACATGGCTGAACTGAAGGCAAATGAACGCAAGTCCGTTGAGACAGAACGTGCAATTCTCGGTTGCATGATACTGGAATCGAGAGCGATTGCAACGGCATTGGAATTTCTACTTCCGTCATATTTCTACGTCAAGAACCATCGAATCGCATTCAAAGCCATCATTGATCTGCATGAAGAGAATGGAACAGTGGATGCAATGTCAGTCGGAGATTACCTCAAAGACAACAATTTAATAGAGGGGGAATCTGCCGTCGTATTCGTATCCGATCTTATATCGGATGCTTCCGTCCCAGCCATGATGGAACACCACGCTCTCTACGTCAAAGGGCAGTGGCGGCAACGAGCCTTGATCTACAAGCTACACGAACACCTTAGGAGCGCACAGGAAGGCTCTACGGACGTTGACGCCCTCTTGGATGCCGTAGGACAGGATATCACCATCCTTGCCGACACGGCGCAGGACAGCGGCCCACGGAAGGCTGAAGAGGACGTAGATGCGATGGATGCTATGATTCAGACCTTTGATCGAGGCATCCCGACTGCATTCCAAGAACTCACAGCCCTAATTGGAGGATATCGTCCCGGCGATGTCATCATTCTTGCGGGGCGCACCTCAATGGGAAAAACAGCATTGGCGGTCAAGCTGGCGCATCATGCTGCTTTCAATCTAAATCAACCAGTGTTATTCAATACCCTTGAAATGTCCAGAGGACAGATCCTTCTACGTCTCTGCGCTCTGGATGCCAAAATGTCCTCGTTTCACCTCTTGAATGATCAACTCTCCCCTGAAGAAAAAGAGAACTACTACGAGGCTCGCGAGCGGCTTCGTGCGGCTCCGATCTACATCGATGACACCGCTGGCATGTCCATAGGCGCAACTCGCTACAGGGCACGTGCTGAAGTCCGCAAACATGACATCAAACTTATGATCGCTGACTACCTCCAAATCTTCACTTTCGAGGGAAAGGAAGTCTACAACAGAGAGCAGGAGGTGGCTCGTATCGCGGAAGGCTTCAAGTCCATTGCAAAGGATCTGGGCATCTGCGTTCTGCCACTGGCTCAACTGTCCCGTGAGACAGCGAAAAGATCAGACAATCGACCACGACTATCGGACCTAAGAGAGTCGGGGGCCATTGAACAAGTAGCCGATGTTGTCGGGTTTATTCACCGTCCCGAATACTACGGAAGCACTTATGATTCAGAAACAGGATTGGATCTAACAGGAAAGGCATTTATCTACATCGAGAAGCATAGAAACGGTGAGACAGGAGAAATCGAACTCTACTGGAACAAAAACACTGCCAACTTTGAAGAGTTTGCAGTATGAGGTCGCTACGAAGCGTGGCTGGCCGAGTTCGCAGAGAGATGGACCCCCGCAATAACTTGACGCTTGTAGGAAGATGTGGCGAAGCATGTGAGTCCATCGCTCAAACACTCGCCTTCGAAGAAGGATATGACGATGTGACCATCGTCGGCAACGAAAGACATGAGTTCGTTTACTGCAACGAACATTTCATCGATGTAACATTGACACAATTCCATCGGTGGGTTCAATCCATCGTGATTGTCTACAAGATGAACTACGACGAATGGCTTTGGAATTGTCCTGAATGGGAGATCACACACGCAGAAGCGATTTACCGAAATGGCACTCGCAACATTATCTATGAGGAGACGGACAATGCCACTCACTGATTTTGATGATCAATATGCACCGCCTAATGATTCCTACATCACAAGAAATCATGCAGATGAATTTCTTAGAGGGATTAGAATGCGGTCGAAAGACAATCCAATCATATCAGCCGATATCGAATCGCGATTTGAAGTAACCCCCAAAAGATCACCAAAAAGATTGATCACAGGCGCAGAAGTCAGAAATATCGTTCGCTATTTACGACGCCAGAAATACCAAATCGGCAGCATGGGAAAGGGGCGAAACAAGGGCTACTATTATTCACAATGGTATGAAGAATATCTGGGTACACTTCATCATCTTGCAGAGCGCAGGAACTCTCTCAATCTCACTCTCTACTATGGAGAGCAAGGGCTGGAAGAACTTCCCCGCCTACCACAATAGAAGGAGATCCAATGGAAGCCTTAAAGCATGACCCCTTCGATGTGCGCGATGAAGAACTTGATGAACTCTTCGCGGAGCATGAAACACAGAAGAACGACAAAAGCGGGGATTTCTATCCCATCGAGGTGCATGATGTTCGGGATGAACTCGAAGCGGAACGACATCTCGAATCCATGCAACGAGTTCAGCGTGACATCGATAAACTCGCCGCGCACCGGGATGCGATGATCAAGAGAGCAGAAGACTGGTACGATGAACGGTCATCGTCTCTCTCAAATCGAACTGCATGGCACTTGGATGGGCTACGAAACTACCTATCTCTCACCGGCAAGAAGACACTAAAGCTGATCGGCGGCGTAATCAAGACACGGGCTGGCAGTGAGAAGACCGTTGTGGACGACGAGAAGTTTATGGAGTGGGCAACATCGAACGGCTACACCAATCTCATCACCACGAAGACGACCCATGCTCCCAAGAAGTCTGAGATCAAGAAGTGGGTCAACGAAGGTGGCACTATCCCCCCCGGCGTCTCATTTGAGAAAAGCGATGCCTCATTCAAGGTGGAACTTACGTGACTGATCTTGTCAGAACACGCGACGAACAATCGCTGATTGCTGAATGTCGAGAGATTTTCGAGACAAGGATTCGCAGACCCTCTTATATAGTCATCAGGGGCTATTGGGAGATCGGCGTGACGATCATCAAGTATGAAGCCGAAGGGTGGATCAGTAGAGAGCGGGGAAGCTCAGTTATCAAACGAGTCGCGGAGGATCTGGGTATTTATTACACAAGCCTGTATGCCGCAATCAATCTCGCCACCAAATTCCCCACTGAAGACTCACTCAACGAACTCCTTCAAGACATCACGAATCGTGGCATCGAGCCGTCATGGAATTTCGTCCGATCCAGAGTCTTACCTAAAAACGCAGGCATGTCAAAAGAGGACACGCAACATGAACTCCTATCTGCGGGCGAAAGAGCGGCGGCACAGGTGGAAAAGGTCGTGGATGAAATCAATGAACTCGCAAAGACAGCTTCGAGGGAAGACAGGGAGGTGTTGGCGGGGGTTAAGGGAGAGCTTCATCGAACTCTGAGCGAGGCGTCCTCTGCGCTTGCCTTGCCGAAACCGAAGCGACAGAAAGATCCCGGCTACCTTCGCTGGATACATGAACAACCCGAATTCAAGTGCATCGTCACAGACGCTCCGCAAGTTGACGGGAACAAAATCGACGCGGCCCACACTCGTAGTGTTGGTGCTGGAGGCGGTGACTATTGGGTGTTCCCTCTGGAGCATGAAATCCACATGGAAACTCATCGCGATCCAAACTGGTTCGCCCGCAACAAAGCCGAACTTGCTATCTGGTTTTACAACCTGCCGAAACTCCATGCTCGATACTTCGAAGAAATAGAAGGAGGCACCGCATGAGTGATCGTCCGAAAATGGTATTGTCCGAAGAGAGATTGAAGAAAGTTCGCAAAAATGCATCCACAAGTAAGCACCCTCACATAATGATCGAGAATGTCGTCCTTGTCTCTCTTATTGATGAAATTCTTGAAGCAAGGAAAGAATCACAATGAAGCAGAAACATTGTGCAAGAAGGTAATAAGAAACAAATAATGGCCGACACGTATTAGAACGTGCCGGCCATTTCTGAGGTCATCGCGTCATGTTTACTGAATCGAGTGTGCGCTTCAACTCGCCAAAACGCAACGAAATCGATTTCGATCCGCCAGCAAGAAACAAAGCCGTAATGCCTTGCGACAACCACGGCATACTATTTGTACCAAAAACGATAAGAATAAAATCAAAGCCAGACGCATAACAGATAAGATAACAGACAAGAAATGAAATCGGAGCCTTTACCCCTTTGCCATGAAGCTTATTAAAAAGACTCATGCCAAAAAGATATCCCAAGGCTGTCTCAATAAAAAATGCCAGCACAATTGAGATCATTGCTGCTTGTGCAAGGTTACTCAATACTTGCTCTAACATCCTATGCTCCTATGCAAAGAGAAACCACGGGCGTCATCAACATCTCATAACCACCCTTAACCCATTAAGAATGAACTCTTTTTAGGCGATACTCACTTCTCCCCCTTCCCCATTCTTAACACACTCTTCAGCCATAATCTTGTACACCTCCATATGTCCAATAAGACGTTGTATTTTAGGATCTTTCTTTGATAAGACTTGAACACGCTGATTAATACGTTGCTCCAAACTCACCAAATTCTTTTGGATCTCTTCGATGCTCATAAATCCCTCCTCCCTCACATCCCACAAGATATTGGATTGAACATCTTTTACCCCCTCATTAGCCCCACTGCGCTTGTTCTGCTGCAAGTGCTGCCGCGTCCCGCTCTGCGCGGGTCTGGTAGTCTGCGCCCTGCGCCGCCAGTGCGGCGTCATATTGATCGGCCCGCTTCGCAACCTTCGCGGCCAGTGCCGCCTCCGCGTCTATGGCGTGTTTCCCGTCACTGCCGTCCCGACTACAGGCATGAGTCCACCAAGCAACCGGATCGACAACAACATAGGCCAGCACCGCATGTTCTCGATCTGTCAGTGCGCGTGGCATTATAGTAATCCTCCGATGAAGTTATTTATCATTAGGTCGCCTCAAGCAAACAACCACTGAAGTTGTTTATCATTACGGTGCTTGACATATCAACAACTTTTGCCCCGCCATACACAAACACTTCAACTTTGGCCGTGTCGCTGGCATCCATGTCGGCAATCACAGAAAAATTCGTTCGGAATCCTACATCGACTGGATCGCTTTTACCGTCATTGGATTGATAGTCCTGATCTGATGTTACGATTTTGACTTGAATGATGGAATGGGAAGAAGTGAGGCCCGTCATCGCCGCA